TCGGCATCGTCGTTATGGTAAATGTATTGGTCTATCCCTATGTCTCCAGCTACTTCTAGTTCGTAAGTGGGGGAAGCTGTTCCAATGCCGACGTTGCCTGCCTGCTTGATGGTCATCCTTACATTATCGTTTGTTCCGAATTGAATTGGAGTACTCGTAGTTGTGCCAATCAAGAAGCTACTCCCGAGCGTATCCGTGTAGGCGGCACCTTCAGGGTCCTTTGATGCCGAATTGGGACAGAGGCCCAAGACGGTTCCGGTGTTGCCTCCATCTTGAGTAAATTTGATGTATGATGTATCGTCTTCGTCCACATTGTCGGTGTCTGCCTCAAGATATAGCGATGATGGGCCGGTGTTCGCAATGTGTAGGGCGTGGGTTGGAGAACTTGTGCCGATGCCTATTTTATCATTACCAGAATCCACAAAGAGCATGTGTGTATAGTTGTCTGACTCTATCCTGAAGTCGTTGGTGGCGTGCCCATCCTCGTTGAACACAACGCCAGTTGAATCAATTCGCAAGGCTTCGTCATTTGTGCTGCTAACGATAAAATCAACGTCGGCCTCGGCAGGATTGAATGTGGCAGCACCGTTAATATCCAAGCTTCCCGTAACTTGGATTACGTCGTCGGAGGTGTTGCCGAGAATTACTTTTCCGTCGGGAGTTGCTTTAAATCCCCAGGTGCCGTCATCGTCAGCGGCTCCAAAACCTGCTCCAGCCATTAGTCGTCTCCGAGTACGTCGTTAAGGGCTCGATTGATTCGGTCGGCTTTGGTGAGGTGTGTCTTGACTTGGCTTTCGGCTACAAGGTAAGCCCCCGTAGTGCTTGGTTCCGAAACCAAATCAAAACAGAGAAGCTGAAAGTCTTCCTCGACCATGGTCGTTTCGCCCTCTTGGCGGGTTGACCCCAGTCCACGACTTGAGATGCCCAACTGGACACCGCCTTCTACAAGTTGTTTGGCAATTTGTCCGGCAGGCGTATTAAGAATCTTCATCTTGCCCATGACATCATTTCCCTTCCACCACACTTCGGTCATTACATGTGAAGCATTTTTAAGCTCCACCACTGAACTGTCAGGATGGTCTAATTCGCCGATGGCTCGACCTTCCTTGACAAGCTTGGTGTAATTTTTAATTTCCCGCTCCAAAATCGGCTTAGGGTAGATGCGTCCGTTACCATTCTTGGACTCAGCACACTGAATCTTGCCTGCGACGACGAGGTGAATGCCAGCCTTGTTTCCTTGACGCTCTTCCTCCGTAAGAAGATCATCGCTATAATCTAGGTTCATAAACTCTTGTAATACATATTTCTTTGTCATTTTTATCTCCTTTGAGTGAGTGCGGGCGTTACCCGCACGATACTGCTACCCCTGCAACACCTTGCGACTGGTCTCAGTCTCCATTTTTGCGTCCACATCCCTTTTAATTCGGTATTCATGTTGAAGTCCTCCATCTGATATGAGCATACACAATGCATAAGAAGTCCCAGAAGACAGACACCCTAGAAGGAAGGCGTTTGTTAAAGAAACATCAAAGGTAAATAGTTCTGTAAATGGGTTTAGGAGCACAAGAAGTACGCCGGACCAAAAGCCCACGCACATCGGACAATGAAAAAAAGCAACTGAGGGGCGGAGCTTGTCAAAAATACTAGAAAAAACTAATATTTGAGTCAACCCATATCCACATAAAACAAAAGAAACTAAATTCACTCTAGTCGGCTTTCTTAATAGCTGTAACCGTACCCATAGTACGAAGTTGAAGGTACTCGATCTTCGCGTCCTGCGGCGGTGTCTTGATAAGGGGGGATGGCCCCATACTCCGTGCTGTCTTCGGGTGTCGGATCAGTGAAATGGTCCTCTATATTTTGATCGTAGTCCAGGGCTACATCTTCATCTTGCTGAGTTCTTTTTATAAACTTCTCAATCTCATAAAGAACTACCTGTAAAGAATTCACCTCACTAGATTGATAATACCGCCCCTCCACCACTCCGAAGCTTGTTCCGCCCTCGATAAAGTTTCCCGTGACGCCAGCTTTGAAAAGGGAATGAAAAAGAGCTTTCTGATAATCAAAAGTGTCCTTCTCGGCGGAGGGCTTGGGCATCGTTAAAATTCTTTGGTCCTTGGGAATTATGACAATGTCCACCTGCTGGTGGTCGTCAATGAGCAGGCTCCCATCTAATGTCTTCGTAGCATTAAGAGTGACTTTAGCTTGGGGTTCTTTCTTAATATTGAGTGGAGGAATGGTAATCTTAATCGTCATCTGTACTGTACTCTCTCACAAGTTTTTGGAGTTTTAAGATTCTTAATAGTTCCGTCTCTCCGACATGTACAACATTAAATGACTCTAATTGCTCCATTACTTTGTGGGTACTTTCCATCATGTCCGGGTCATTAACAACTTCAGGCAACTGTACTGAGTTGGCGACCGATACTCTAATGCGTATGAGTTCTTCGTGAAGGTGGACCTTGAAGTCCGCCTCATTGGGTCCAATGGCTGCTACATATTTTCCCAAGAGCAGCTTCTGCTCGGGCAACAAATCCTTATACTCTTTATTGAACCGCTCTGTAAAGCTTTGAACTACTAATGAATTGACCGGCGTGAGAGGCTCTGTGTTCTCTCTTCCGCCCGTTAGATTCTCAATTAGCTGCCCCTCTAAAAGTACTCGGTCCTTTATCGGCATCTTATCACCAAATATCTGAGCGATCGATGCATAGTCCTTATAGTTTGGGACAAAATTATTATATACGCCCTTTCCCAGTTCACTGTTAATTTTTTTAATTACGTTGGTCTGTTCTTGGAAAATGTTTTCCTTGTCTAACCCCTCGTGCTCTCTCTTGGTCTGAAAAATTAGTTTTTCCGCAGTATAGCGATCAAGGTGGTCTTTTTCCACAAGAGAGCGATAACAGTCTAGTTCCTTGGACAGAATAGATCCTTTCTTAAAATGTTTCGATAAGATGTCTCTCACACACCCCATACCTTCAGAATCTCTTTCCACTACCGATTTGGTAAGCTCGCGAATAAGAGCTTCAAATAAAAATACGGTGTTTCTTTTCTTGTTATGTCTGGTTTTCATCTTTTGCTTCCAACTGATCTAGTAGCCGCTTAAGTTCAAACTGTGTCTCAAAGAGCTGTCTTTCCTCATTTTTATCGGCTGACTCTCCAATGCTCGCCACTGACTTGAGTCCATCAGCGTACCCCTTAAATAGGCTTCGGGGAGCGGAAGAGGCCAATTCTTTACTATATTGCCCCTGCATATGGCGGCGACGGGCTCCTTGTTTCCACTTGTGTTGCCCTCGTTTCACCGGCTTATACCAATCCGTATCATCCCTTTGTCCAGGTTCGGGCTCTGCTAAAAGAGCCCCGGCGTCGGCGTCGGCAGCATCCTCCGCCCCCGCTCCTTCGGACTCTCCGCCGAGAAGGTCTTCTCCTCCTCCTTCGTCACCCACAAGATCGTCCGTAATGTCTCCTCCACCTCCTCCACCTCCTTCAGTGGCTTCGGGTATGGTACCGGCGGCTTCCAAAGCTGCTGCGTGCTTTGAATCGGTATACTGTTCAATTTGTACTCTTTCAATCTCTTCGTCAGATAGTTTGAAGATGTGCTTGTAGACCCAATGTTTGGAAAAATAGCCTTCAGTAGCAGCCCCTGCAATGTCAAACTTAGTGCGTAAATGCTCTAACTCTTGTAGTTCGGCAATTTTAGAGGGATTGTTAAGCTCCAACTTAAAAGAGGTCAAATCTTGTTCACGAAAACCCAAAGTATACAAATGAATGATACATATTTTTTCTAGTTCTGCTATCACTACACGCTGAAGCCGCTGGATGGTCCTGGCAAATGCGATGTCCTTCTGGGCCAGTGTTGTTTTGTCCTCCATCGTGTCACTCTGGGCCAAGTAAGCTTTGGGAACCTTCAGGGCAGAAAAAAGCTTATCCCGAAGATAATTTACATCATCAATATCACCAGTAAACTGTCCGCCAGCCAAGGTTTCAATCCGAGTGTTATTGTTTGACCCTCTAACAGGGACATAATAATCCTCATCAACACTCATAGCGTTATACCTTAAGTCTACACGTCCAGTATCATCATCCACGATCTGATTTCTTTTCATTTGTGTTTTGACTTGTTCGATATATTGCTCTACATCCTCGGCTGCAATATTTCCCACATCAATATAGAAAACGCGGCGTTCGGGGGATCTTACAATCCGATAAGCCATCATAGCGTCTTCTAACATTGTAAGCTGTCTCCATATTCGGCGGGCAGGCTCAAGCACCGAGGTTCCATAGGGGACATATTTGTCATTACCCAATACCCTCATATGGGCAATTTGCCAATTTTCAAATGTCACGCCGCCTTTGCCTTCGGCATTGACCCAGAAATACTGAATGTAGTTCGGATTGGTGGGGTCTTTTCCCTCCAGGCGTTCCACCTCACGAATTGGTAGCGGCACCACGTTAGTGATGCCCAGCTTATCATCAATATCCAAATAGAGATAATAGTCTCCATATTTGCACATCCCGCGGGCCCAACCAAACAAGTTGGACTCGACATTTAACACGCTATAAAGAAGAGTGTGTAAAATATCTTTAATCTCTCTGTTGTGACAATCAATATTGACCAAGGGAGTTAAAGCAGTTGAAGTGGTAATTTCGTCAGCATAAATATCGATAGTTGAAGCTATCTCAGGCATGTATTCCATCTGTTCAAAATCGGTATATCTTATTTGTTTATTTCGATCCAAAAGAGTCTTTGATGCCAGTCCGCCAAAGGGGTTGTAGTACTCTTTTTTCTTAAACTCTCGGCCGGTGCTACTAGTAAAAGTATATTTGGTTACATCTCGGGACGTGCCTCGGGTAACTGCGGGCTTATCATAGTTCACCAGGGGCCCGCTCAAAAGTCGGGTTAACCTTTTAAATAAATTGGATTGGTTATTTCTTGGATTATTAGTATTGTCGTTTTCCATGGCTATCCTTTAATTATCCACCCAAAAGTGGGGAGGTCGGTTTGCTGATTGTGTCCACGGGGCGGTTTGTACCCCTGTTGTCCCGGTATTTGAGTATGAAGGTGTTTCGTAGAGACTGATATACTCGACAAAAGAGCTTTCTTGTAGTTTTTTTCTCGTTCATTCACAGTTAGTGCGGTCCCCCTGACCCAACACCCGATAGAAGCAGCTATAACAAGATCATCATTGTAGCTTCTCATAGCCTGAGGTCTTCCGTTATGCCATACAAAAGTCTTGACCTCGTTAGCTAATCGCACCGAGTTAATATTAATTAGTTTATTCCTGACGAATTCTTCAAACTTCGCTATCACTAGAGGACGTGTTTTCATAGACATCGTAAACCCAGGTACGCCGCCCATTGCTTCGGACGTGGTTTCGTCTACATAGTCATGACTCTTTTTAAGACTGTGGTAAAGGTTTCTATACTCAAGATCCTTAAGGCGGCTCAGAACGCCAATTCCTAACGAGTTGTTCTCAATGACCATCAGGGCCGTATTGTACTCAGAGGCCATAGAAAAAAGAAGCGGAGCAAACATATCCGGAGTTATTTTCCCCTGATACTCTGCTACCTGCTCCATGGTTTCAATATCAAAAACATGAGCCACACTAT